CATGTAATCAAAGTCCCAGTAGAACTGGCCGAGGGCGATGGAATCCGGCGTGTTCATTTCTTCATCCACCCAGCATTCGCCATCAATGATGTATTGCCCGGCTTTGAGGCGGTCGAGGAAGTTCTGAACACCTTCCTGCACATCGCTGGTGTAGGTGCTGGTGATGTTGCGATCCATCGCCCACTGGTGCGCACCAATCAGGGAATCGTAAATAATGCCCTTGGCGCGGCCCCAGTTTTCAAACACTTTCTTGGGATCATCAATCATGCTGCGACAGCCCCAGAACACGTAACCGGCACCGGTATTGACGACGGTGGTGATATGGTTCTGGTTCAGGCGGTTTGCCAGTGTTGCGGGGTCGTTGAGCTTGAAGTCCACGTCAATCACGGGGCCGAGGCCACCTTCCACCGGTGTGTTACTCACTACCCAGTGCCAGCCGCGCTGGATGTCCTGCCGTGCCCGGGCACCGAGCATGTAGGTGGAGAGGGGGCGTTGCACTTCGCCACCGTTGGCGGTGCGTTCCCGCCACCAGGTATGGAGCAACATGCCGAACTCGGAACCAAACTGCTTGCGGTAGGCGAGTGCGTTTTCTTCCGTCACCTGGTTCACGCAATCGATGTAGCAGTAACCGTTCAGGCGCTTGGTGGCGGCAATCACTTCATTGGCTACCGACTGATCCTGCGTAAAGCCGGGAGCACCGATAATACGGGGCGTGTAGCCGGTTACGGTTTGCGCCTTCAGCAGTGCCCAGATGCCTGTGAGGGCAGAAGCACTGCCAGCAATATTGGCGCGGGTTTGCTGCTCGGTTCCGCCATCGGCCACGCGCACACCCACAATCAGGTGGCCGCCGTAACGGGCAATCAGGGGAATAATCCACGGGCCTGTGCCTGTGGTACCCATCTTGGCCAGTTTCTGGCGGGCGTTGGCGGTAAAAGATACGGGCTTGTTCAGGGGGAAGGGTTCATCCTGCCCGCCGGTGAAGTACGCAAGAGGCTCCGCATCCACCGCACCGCTGCCATTTCCGGTGAGGGTTACGGCCACCATTCCGGCCGCTTCGGTGTTACCTTCAATGGCGGTTTTCACATCATCCGCCGTGGTGACAACGGAGCCGGAGGCGTTGGTCGCCAGTGATACGCTGATCACCTGCCCGATCACCGATACCGCAAGCGCCGCATCATTGGCCTGCGGGTTCACAAACCGCACCGCCAGAGCATTGCCCTGGGCGCCGGTGGTTTGGGCGGCGAATGTCAGGCCGCTGTCGCCTGTGCCTACAGTGAGGCTGGCGGTGGTGGCGGGTTCTGCGTCTGGCGCAGTGAAGGCGATGCCGATCACGGCAGACGAAACGGTGCGGATTGGCCGCGCGCCGGAATCGTCCTCAATGATTCTCGCCCCGTGAAGAGGAGGTTGTCCCATTTTCGTCTCCGTTGTGGGTGTTTTGAGGTTTTGCGGGTACAAAAAAACCGCCGAGTGGCGGTTTGGTTTGTTTGCTTGGGTTGTTGTGTTGTTACTGGGCTGGCAGCTTTACGCCTTCCGGCCATTCAGGCCGCCAGCTTTCGTTGGGGTAATCCGGGTGATTGCTGCGGCTGGGGTTTCTGAGTTTGGCCCGGTATTCGAGAATGATAGCTGTGTGCTCTTCTCGGGTTCTGGTGCCGGTTGGGTAGTCTGGTGTTAGGCAGCGGTCTGTTTTTGAGAGTTGTTGTGATGCCCAATTATCTTCTAATTTTTTTAGATCATCGACTGAATGTTGTTCAAGAGGAAGAGGCTCGTTTCCATTTGCACACCAATTCTGAAACTCATTCCAGTCACGGTTTTTTAGATCATGAGGAATAAGGGCACCGTCAGATATTCTTTTTATTCCCCAGTATGTTCTTTGATACATACTATGCTCCTAAAGCTCGGCATCTAAATAAACTTTTGCTTCACTCCAAAATCCCTTTGTCCCAACAGGTGTGGCGCTATCTCCCGTCATTAAATGAATTGTATTCTCACTCCAGTAAACTGCATCAATTGTTTTGAAGCACTGATGGTGATGGTTCGGTGTATGCGTTATAGTCAATGTCGGCTGTGTCCTCATAGGATTCAACAGAGTAAAACCATGTGAACGCCCATTGATAAACAATGTTTCTGCCCAAAACTCACGGCCAAAATAAATTTTTTGAAAGTACCGACTGCATTTTGTTAATGCTGTAGATAGGTCATCAGGATAAAACTTTGTTGGAAATTCCCCATACTCTAGCTTTATAAAATCAGAATTTAATGGCACAACAATACTGATATTGGCATTGCTTGGTACAGTTACCGATTCACCTGTCGATACTGCATTTCCGTTTATATATCCTATCCCACCTCCAGCCCATGACATACAAACTTCACCTGCAACAAGTCCCGTGCCTTCAATTATTTGCTCAATGCCATTTTGATGCTTCTTCCAGCGATCATAACCATACTCTCCATTCAAGAGCGCTGACCAATTCCCATCAAATTCGCGCTGATTTATTGCAAAGTTTCCATTTATTACCAAATTGTTATTTATGCGTTTTCTATTGAACCACGCAACAAGTTTTTTTGGAGAAACAAAAACCCGCTCAAGCACACCCGCAATCGTTTCCTGCCGCGTCGCCTCACGGTTCACACCCACAACGGTTTCCGAACCAATAGGATTCGAGAAGTTGGTATCCCCCACCGTCACAGAACCCGCAGGTACACCGGAGAGCAGCAAATCAAACGCAAAACCGGATACGCCACCCGTTGCTTTGCTGGGGCCATTGCTGCCAGACCAGATAGCAAACAGCACTTTGCCGTGATCGGTCTGGGCGTAGACGCCCACTTCCGGTGCGGTGTAGATGCCGGTGGATTCATCCAGTGCCGAAACATGCACATACAGCGGCGCAGGGTTGGGGCCGCCACCCGCTGGCAGGCGCTTGAATTCATTTTTCAGGGATGTTGCGGTTTTATCCGGTGACCACAAGGTATTCCCCAGTGCGACTTCCACCAGCTCCAGCTGAATACCGGCGGCATCGGCATCACGGGCAGCGTTGATGCCTGCCGTGGTGAGAATAAAGGGCAGTGTTTGCATAGTGTGTCCGTACGGTTATGGGTTGGTGTTAACTGGCAGGGCAGTTGAAACGCTGGAAGTTAAGGGTGCGGCCTATGCCGATCATGCCCAGCGTGCTGGTTCCGGTGACACCGTTCACCACTTTAAAGTAAGTGTTGGCGCGCTTGGCGGTGTTGATGGCATCCATCACACCCTGCTGAATTTCGTGCGTGGAACCCAGCAGCAGGGCTTCAAACTCGAACGGGGCGAGCCTGTCGGGTGCGTCCTGGTATTCGGTGACATAGCTCTCAACACCAAAAGCGCCAACCGCTTCTTCCACGGCGAACACTGTGCCTTTACGGCTCTGCACATCGATGGCGTTGGCGATAATGCTCCGGCGGATATGCTCCGGCCATGTGGGTTCCCAGCTATCTACGGAGAATGACCACGCCAACCAGGGCAGCAGTTCCACCGGGCAGGTGTGGGGGTTCCAGAGTGTGCGGGGGTCAAACTCCGCCAGTGCCAGCTGATCGGCGGCGATTTGTTCCAGCTGCCGTTCAAACTCGGTGGCGTTTACGGGTAACAGGGAGTGCTGGTTATCCATATCAGGCCTCGGTGAGGGTTATGCCTGTGCAGTAACCGCACTCGCGCTGATTGGGTATCAGGTCAGACGCGGGTTTGTTCACCACCACGTTTTTCACCCCAGCCACACCCAGCGCGGCTTTGATCATGGAACGATAAATGGGCATGCCAATTCGACGCATATCAGACACGTATTTCTCCACCCGCTTGCGGCCTTCTGCGATAATGACGGCGGAGTCTGGCCCGTTGAAGGTTTCAATGGTGGCGTCTATCTCGTAATCGATGATAAAGGCGCTGCGCACAACAGGCACATCGTTCAGCGGGCGAACCTTCTTATCGCTCAGTGCAGCTTCCACTTTTTCGATAAGAGCCTGCAGGGCGGTTCCGTCTCCGGTACGGCTGATGATATTGATGCCAAGGTGCCCAGGCTTAACTCTGTAGATGTCGGCGTCGTCGATAATCACGATGCTGCCGTTGACCAGATCAAACACAGGTGTCTGGACATTGGCGTCAAGCACATCGGCATCGGCGGAGAGTGCGTGATAGATGTAGCTGCCCTCTGGCCCCGCTGTGCTTATGCGCTCTGGTGAGAGCTGGATGCGACGGCGGTAGCTTTCGTTATCTTCCATCACTTTGGGGCGTGGCGGTATGGCGTCGGGGTCGCCGTGGTCTACCACCAGCCGTGGTGTGCTGAAGTTTGCGCCGATCTGGTCGAGGTCATCATCTTCCGAATAGGCCAGCATCAGGCCGAGACTGCGCTGGTTAAAACGCTGGCGTTCTACCATCACCCGGTAGGCGGTGACGTTCGCCCACCGCGCCATGGGGTGAACTTCCCTGTCCAGATACTGGAGGGTGTCCTGATCATCCGCCGGTACCCGAAAATACACCTCGCCGGTGGTTTCGTCGGTGTAGCGTTCGGCCTGCATCAGAACTGGTTCGCCCGCACCATCAAACAGCAGGGGGCTGTAGCCGCTGAGCTGGTCGATAATCTCTTTTCTCAGGGTTTCAAAATCAATCTGCTCGACCGCTGTGGGTTTGGGCAGCTGACTCAGGTCTGAGGCGGTAAATGCGCTGTTCTGGCTCATTTGTTCAGTGTGATTTCTGAGAGGGTGAGAGGCTGGCCGGTCTGGGCGTCTTTGCCGATGATGTTGATAATGACGTTGCCGGGGGTGAGGCTCACGGGCTGGAAACTGTCCACAATAAAGTCAGGCTCCCAGCGGGCAATCGCGGCGGCGGCTTCTGCGTAAACATCAGTTAGCCAGGCGGCGTTCACGGGGTTATCTATCAGTTCGTTCAGCCGTGAACCCACCTCACGGCGCATCACCATACTTTGCAGCGGCGTGGTGAGTATCACCTGTATGTTCTGAACAATACGCTGCTCCCGGTTCAGGGGCTGACCGGTGTGGATATCGATGGATTCAGACATGGTTACTGGTTCGGCGCTGGCGGATTGTGGTTGTTGTTGGCGTGGGTGTTGTAGATGTCTCTGTCGGCCTGCATGCTGCGAACGCTGTCTGTAACATCCTGCGTCGCGGTTATGTTGCCGTTTACCAGCAGGTCGCCGGTAAAGGTTATGCCACCATCGCTCACCAGTGCCATTCTCGCGCCTTGCGGTAGAACAGCCTTAAGTACGTGGGATGCCTTGTCGTATTCAATTTCAGCACCATCGGAGTACACTACGCGGTGCACATCGGCTGACGGTGACGCTGCGGGAAAAGCATCGGAAGGAACGCCGCAAAGTACGTACCCTGTCTCTACGATTCCGCCTGGAGAGAAGATGACGACAGGCTCACCCGGCGATGGCTTCCAGTCTTCCCGGTCAGCGCCGGAGCGTCGCACAAAATACGGCAACGGTCGCGTTTCCAGTCCGTCCGGGGTCGTGCAGATCACCCGGTCCAGTTCCAGCCCGTCGGGGTCTGTAGTCAGCTCCTTGACGTGCCCTGGTCGAATCAGGTTGTTCATCAGCCGGTAGAGCTCGCTGATTTGATACTGGAGTTCGTCCATCATGGCTCGTTATCAAAACCGGTGAGTTGCTGGTATTCGGGGGCGTGGGCCTTGCCGATTTCGGGTGATTTGCTGGCGTAGAGTTTTTCGGGGATTTTGAAGGGTTCAACAGGCTCTTCAAAATACACCGTTTGCTGCCACTGGACAGACCAGCATTCAAAGCCGTTGCAACCCGGGCGCAGTGTGTAGCTTTCAATACTTGCAGGCTCTGGGTGATTCACCTGCCGTTTCAATCCCCAGTGGTTCCACTGTGCGGCTTTAGCCACTTGTGTGGCGAGCCACTGAGCACCAATGCGCTGTTGTGAACTGGTAGAAACCAGACAATACACAGTGAACTGCACGGCGTAGGGGTAGGAGCCATCACCACGGCTTTCTCCTTCTCCCATAACAACCGGTTCCACCAGCAAGGCTGGCAAATCAACCGATTGTTTCATTTGCTGGTTTTCGTACAAATCAATCAGGGGTACGGTGCTGGCAAAGTGGCTTTTCAGCTCTGCAACAATGGCGTCACTCACATCACCTAACGGGTTGTTCCCTGTCTGGCTATCAGGTGGGCAGACTGTTGTTCTTACATCATCCCATGCGGTGAATTCGATAATTTTGCTGTAGATCTTTTTGCCCAGCTCATCGTCGTACCCATCAACAGCGGAGTCCAGTTCCAGACCGTCGATAGCTTCCACAGCCGACACCACGGGTTGCAGCAGCATGGATGCTTCGGAGTATTTGGGAGACCAGACCACTACCTGAAACTCAGACTGGTACCCGGTGACATCAATCAGCTTTAACAGACCGTTGATTTGCCCTGTCTTCCAGCCACCGTTCAAGCGGTGAAAGGTGATAGCCGGGTGTTTGCACTTTTGTGGCAACACCACCGGATAGGCACGGTCATTCACCAGTGGGCGCAGGGCTTTCGCCAGTTCCTGTTCAATCAGCATGGATATTCTCTCAGCCGTTAACCACAACCAGGTCTATCTGTTGCTGGATGAAATCGGCAATGTCGCCTTCAATGTCGTAAGGATCCAGCGCCGACTCTGTTGGCTCAATAAAGGGAGAGGCGGCCATGTGCTTGTTGCCACGCTCTTGCATAAGGCCAGCCACGTACTGTTTTTGTTTGGTCTTCTTGTAATTCAGGCCAACAAACACGGCGGCGCTTTCCCGCTTTCTGTCAATTGAGACTTTATGACTGATAAACCGCTTGAGAGCTCCTGTGCGGGAAGGCGCTCTGGCTTTCATGGCGGCCTTGATGGGCTTGGCCACTTCCACCATTGTGCGACGCAGGGCTTTGGCCTTGAGGCGGTTTTCCAGCGCATCAAGAGCCTCGATCACGCTGGAATCAAAGCGGGTTTCAATCTCGGGAATCACAGGATTTCCTTGCACATAATCAACAGTTTGCGGCGTCGGCCTTCCGAATCCGCAGGAGGTGCCACCACCTCCAGTACCCGACCACTGCGGGTGACAAGCCGGTTTTCCGGTTTGATATCCGTGCGGTAGCGACAGATCACTTCAACGCTGATGTCTGAATTGATCTGTTTGGCATCGAAATACTCACGGCCTTTCATATCCCGCACGTCAGCCTGAAAACTGGCACCGTCTACCCAGCTCTCTTCCTCTTCGCCAAAATCATTGCGAATGGTTTGCCGACTTTGCAGGGTCAGGCGATGGCGCAGGCGTCCGGATCTCATACGGGGATAATCCTGTAACTGCCAAGCAGGTAGTCGTAGGCCATAGGAACTTCTTTCATGGTGAGCTCGCTGGTGACTTCGCGGTTTTCGTAGAGTTGCGCGACCATGAGCAGCATGGCTGCCTTGATATCCTCTGAAATCACAATGCCGGTGCTGTCATCATCTGGAACAGCACTTGTATAAACATTGCGGTTCAGGTCTTTGACAACAACACTTTCAGCAGCCCGACCATAGAACTCGAGCAACGAATCTTCTTCATCGTGCTCAATACGACACTGCTGTTTTATTTGCTCTATGGTCAGGAATTGCATTACTTAACCTTCTTGGCAATCGCCGGAACGTCTTCAGTACCACCAGCACACAACTCTTCTGCAATTTCCGCGGGAAAGCAGGCCTTGTCGCCGGGAAAGTAGCTGCGATAGCTGCGCTGAAACTCAACGCAAACCTTTTTGGCCTTAGTGGCCTTAGACTGCTTTGCAGCCTGTTCCTTATTCTCTGACATGGGTTAACCCTCAGAGTGAAAATAAAAAGGCCGGTGTTTTACCGGCCTTTCCCATACGCTAACCACACAGTGCGGTTAAGAGATGCCCCACTTGATACCGGTTGCCACAGCGGCCGCTTTATCGTGACGCATACCGAAGTCATGCTCGGCAATAACACGAACAACGGTCTGATCACGGCTGAATGCGCTCACCAGTTCAGAGCCATCCTTGTAGGTGGCCTCGGTAGAGACATCAAGACGGATCTGCATGGTGTCGGGAATCAGCACCTGAGAGAAATCAGCAAAATAGATTTCAGACTCATCACCACCAGCACCAAGATTCTCAGGAATCTGGTTGGTGAACTCGATTTTGTATGACTTCAGGCGCATCTGGGCCATCTCTGGATAAACCTTGTTGCCGTTGCCATCACGCAGACGCTCAAGGAAGGTGTATACAGTTGGAGACATGATCCAGCCGCAATCAGTCATGCCGATATCTGCCAGACGAAGCTTCAGAACCATGCCGCTAAGGACTTCTTCCACTTTGGCCAGATCTGGCGTGTTACTGATAGTCGAGGCATCGATGATGTTACCTGCCGCGATCTGGTGACGAAGACCCGTTGGAGAATCTCCAGAACCATCAGAGCGCAGGAAAGCAGAGTCTTCGGCCAGTGCCACAGATTCCGTAAGGTCTTCACGCACCAGGCGTACAGCACCTTGACTGGCCTGACGAATCAGGTCGTTACTGATCGGAGTCAGAGCGGTCAGCTTCTTGGCGCTGAACTTCAGATTGCCAAATGTTGGCTTCGTGGCGACAATATCACTCCCCTCTGAGCCATACCCCGCATTACCTCGACCGGTTTTGCGGTTCATGGTCAGATTGCCATTCGGCATAGGAATCTGACGGGCACCCATACGGCGCACAACCGTAAGAGGCGTAAGCAGCTCAATAAAGTCTGAGCTGTAGTCTTCGTGTACCAGAACGCCTGCCGCATTCGGAGTCTGGGTATCCAGCGCGGCGGACATGTCTGTATCACCGAACTGGCTTTCAGCGATTTTTGCTGCTGCCTGAGGGTTGCCACCGGCCTGTGCCACACACATAGCCATACGGGCAAACTTGTCGCCAGCCTGAAGCTTGACCTCAGGTGCCAGATTGGCAGCGGCGTGGCCGGGATGATTGCTCACAGGTTTGGCGGCCGCCGCTTTGGCTTTCTGGGCGCGATGCTGGCGGTCAATCTGCGCTTCCAGATCATTGAACTGGGTTTCGAGGGTATTGAAGGTTTCAATATCCTCTGCGCTCAGGCTTTCGCCTTCTGGCAATGCGGCTTCACGGTCGGCAATAGACTGAATCTCAGCCTGCACCTCGGCGCGGCGGCGCATAAGTTCAGCAATAGTCATGCTGTGTTTCCTTTTGGTTGGATTGTGCCTCGAGGTGAGGCGATCAGGAGCGGGTTGCTATGGCTCTGGCACGGCGGCCAATACGACGACCTGAACCCTTGGGGTTTTCTTTTTTGTTGGATGTGGCACGTTCAATCACCATATTGAGCGCGTCACGTGCGGGCATAATGCGATCAGCCAGACCGGCCTCTATGGCATCCTGCCCACGGTAAAGCCCGGCTTCAGTTGCGCGCACGCTGTCTACCGACATATTTCTGTATCCGGCTACGGCATCCACAAACATTTCGTAATCCTGATTCACCATCTTCTGAAGCTCGTTAAGAGCATCGCTGGACAGCGGCTGGTCAGGGGAAAGGTCGTTCTTTCTTGCGCCTGCGTAAATGGCAGTGACCTTCCGGCCTTGCTGCTGGTTGGCTTCGCTGCGGTCTTCATGTTTGGCGATGACACCAATGGAGCCAACACCACCTGTGCGGGGAATGATGATTTCATTGCAGGCGGACGCAATCAGATAGGCGGCAGAGTAGGCATGCTCGTTTACGATGGCGGTGAACGGCTTGGTTTTGCTGCATTCCGCCACATAGTCTGCGAAATCGAATACACCACTGGCCGCTCCGCCGTGACTGTCGATATCCAGTACGACTTCGGTGATTCGACTGTCCTGCATCACCTGATCAATCTGTGTGTACAGTTCCTGATAACTGGTCATGCCGGAAAGAGCCATCAGCCCCATTGCACGATGGGACAGGGACCCGAAAACAGGGATAACCGCCACAGCTCCGCCGCTGGACAGGCGTTCAGACTCTGAAGGCCCCACCATTTCATTATCGGATAGCTCAACATCAGCCCCTTCACGACTGGAAAGCACCGACATTATGGTGGCCAGTTTGGCCTCGGTGATCATCAGGGACCGGTTATAGACTTCCGTCTGTAGCAGGGTCAGCTTCATTCTTGCTCTCCACCTTCTGGCCTTTCCATGTTGAGAGGCCGCAGGAACTCATTGCCGCCGTCGTAGGGGCTGAGGTTTTCACGGCTTCGGCATTCATTGGGGTTCATAACCCGGGAATCTATGGCGGTCTTGTAGCCATCCATACGGGTTTTAAAGTCTGCCCTGACAACGGCATCCATCAGGAACTCGAAAAAGTATTCATCCTGCTCATCTTCAAAAAGAAGAGAAGAATTCAGCTTTTCTTCAAAGCGAACACACCAGGGCATCAGGGCATTGCCTGCGTGCGACTGCCCCTGGTGCTCAATGTTGGTAAACGTGGCTTTATCCATCAGCCCGATCAGGTGGGGAGCCACCCGGAAGAATCCGGCAATCTCGTATCGCTGGAAACTTCGGGTCTCAAGAAACTGACTGTCTTCGTTAGACAGTGAAACCTGATTGGCCTTCATGCCCTCAGAGAGAACAGCAATGCGGTTTGAATTGGCCACGCCCTGGTGAATCTTGTTCCAGTCTTCCCGGATGTTGTCTTTGGCTTCTTTGGACAACTTGCCGCTATGCTCGAGAACATATCCCGGCATGGCACCGTTGCCGAAGTAGGCCGCACCATGTTTTTCCGTAGCAATGGACAAGCCGATACTTTCCGCCATCAGCTTGACCAGTGACAGGCCTGTTTTACCGTCCCGGCTCAAGCCCCTGAGGTGGATAATATCTTCTGGAGGTGCGATGCCACGGCCTTTGCCAAGGTTGTAGAACAGTTCACCATCTTCAGCTTTCAGAACATTAACGTGGTCTGAGTCCTGGGGAATAACTTCGACAGGGTTACCAGCGCCATCACGAACAATAACCCCGAACGCGTCGCCCTTGCGCAGAACGTGAAACATCATCATCTGCTTGAATTCGAAAGGGCTTTGAAATCGGTTCGGCTTGCGGTGAACAAGCTTGTAAACAGGATGCTCTACCGCTCTTTTTTTACCATCACCGTCTCGCTGATAAAGAATCAGCGGCAGCTTGGCAATGTCTTCACTGATCACCAGAATGCACGACAAAACAGCACTACTGGTGAGGGCAGTATCGGGGGTTACACGAATGCCGGTTGCTGTCGGGCGTGCGCCGCCAAGGGCATTGGTCAGCCAGTCAGATGGGTTATCCAGGGTATTCCCATCTTTCATTGAAGAAAAAATACCCATTATTCAACCTTCTTCTTTTGTGTTGGCGCTGGAGCGGCTTTGTAGGCAAAGATCATCAGCAAAATGCCGGTCACAATAAAAGCCAGCGGCGGTTCAAACAACCAGCAGCCATAAGCCAGACTGCACAGCCCCAGCAGGCCAGTAAGATCAATAAGAATATCTTTCACAGTCCGTAATCTTCGTCTTCGTAGTTGCTGGAGGTGTCTTCGTTCAACATGGCGCGGCCTACGGCCATAATCAGCGAAACCGCACCATCAATCTTGTTTGCTGCTTTCTGTTTGATAGGTCTGACAACATCGTCGTTGCCCGGCAGGTGTTTACCAACGACATTGCCGATACACCACGTCATGATCGGGTGACCATCATGGTGGAAGCGACCAGTTAAAACCGCTGCTTCCAGCTCTTTCATGGGGTCACTCATATTGGTGAAATTCTGAGTGATGGTGATTGGGTTTAACCCTTCATCATCCAGATCGTGACCAAGGGCTATGGCTCCACTTGGGTCAAGCGCACTTTCATCAACAGGGGTTTCCAAGTGCACGTCTTTGGCGTCTGCAGAAATGGCCCTGTAATCAATCTCCGCTCCCTCTGTTGGTGATATGTCACCACTTTCCGCCCATGCCTTAAATTTTTCTGACAGACGCTTGTCGTCGTTATTGAATATTTGATCTTCCGGGACATAAAACATCGGGGCAACGCTGTAGTAGTGCCTCTTGCCGTCAATCATTCGGGTGTAAAGCCGGGCCATGCTGTTCATATCCAGCTTTCTGGCAAGGTCAAAACCCAGATAGCATTCATCGTTTTTGAATTGTTCCGGAGTCAGACTGGTATCCTTGCAGGATTGCCAGGCCTCCATATTGAAGAATGCTTCTTTGCCAGCCACCCAGACATTAAGGTGCTTGGTTTTGAAGGTGTTGACATAACGGGCACGCTTTATTGCCCGCTGCTGCTGTTGCTTTAAATACTCCAGACTGACCGACACCCCAGCGTTTGGGTTAGCTTTCAGAAGAGCTGTTTCGCTGGTCCAGTCGTCATCGGTATCAATGGTGAAAATGATGCCGAACAGGTGATCATCTTTCTCACCTTCCAGCATTTCCACAACACGCTCTCGCATGTCGTAGCAAGGGCCATCAATGTTGTATCCGGCAGTGGTTATGACCCACATCAACCCTTGTTCTCGGGCACCCATGCCTGTAAGCATTGTGTCATACAGGCTTGAGTCGGCGTGTTCGTGGTACTCATCAACCAGCGCACCGGAGGGAGATGCACCGTCTCCCGGATCACCAATAACAGGTTCAAACTTCGATCCATCTGTGCGCGTGAGCTTCTTGGCCCAGACCTCAATGGAGAATCGCTTGCGAAGCTTTGGCAACTTCTTTGCCATCAGTCTGGCTGGATCGAATACCTCCATTGCCTGCTTCTCTGTGGTGGCTCCACAGTAAACCTCGGCACCATATTCGCCATCAGCGCAAAAGAGATAATGCCCAACACCTGCCGTTTTTGCGGACTTGCCGTTTTTACGGGCGACCTCGTTATAAACCTCATTGAACCTGCGCAGGCCGCTGGACTTATAAACCCAGCCAAACACGCAACACAGAATAAACTTCTGCCAGGGTTCCAGTACGATCAGCTTGCCAACGAACTGTTTGCCCTTTGTGTGCGGTAACAGCTGTGCGAACTTGCAAACTCGCTCAGCTTTCGCTTTATCAAACCTGTAGGGATAAGCCTTGCTCTTGGACTTCTTGATATCGTCCAGGTGCCGCTGACAGGTCAGCCGTACATACCGACAGGCGATTATTTTCCCGGAGACTACCTCACGGGCATAACGAGTGGCCGCATTAACATTCGGATAGCTGGCCATTCATTAGAACTCATCAAAGGGATTCCCGTCTTCGTTGGGCTTTGTCGCTCCTCCACCGATCACACGAGAGCGAGACAGCGGATCAAGGCCCAGCATGGAACCAAGCATTTTCAGCTGGCTTACACTGTCGTTGCGCACGTTAACGGCTGGATGTTTTTTCTTGCCTCCGTCAGCCGTTATTGTGTAGAAGCCGTTATCGGTTATTTCCCTGTCAGCTTCCAGCATGTAACTGAATGAATTGCAGTACGCCATAAGAATTGGCAAATCTTCACGGGAGAGAGTGCCGCGTTGAATCATGAGCTTGCTTTGACTCTTCCAGATCTGAACAGCAAACTCATCGCGCAACTCATCGGGTGGAGCAACCCGTGTTAGCCCGGGATCACCTACCGATTGAAGAGCATCTTTACTCTTTCGACCTCCCCCCGCTGCTCTGACTGGAGCACTCATAAAATCCTCAAAAAAAGTTTCTTATTTCTCACGCATAAAAATCTGACGGGGGCGGCGGTCAGTTAGGGAAAGGC